TGTTTGATTTTACTTTTATACTATGACAGCATTTGAGGTTTACAACTCTTATCTTGGAATCAAGAATCATTTTACAAAAGACAACTATGACTTTTATAAGTATCGAGGTAAAACAAAATCATCATTGAAAACATTTTATGGTAGGAAAGATAGATTTTGGTTTGAGAAAATTTCAAGGCAGAAAAAAGACGATGAGATTGTAAATTTCTTTGTTGCCAATTTTGCATCTTCTGACGATCCACAAAGACTGTGGATTGGAGAAATAATTAAAACTGGCAATGAAAGATACGTTGACTGGAATAAAAAAATACAGTCTCTTTCTTATTTCTTTAGGACTGAGATTGAAAACTCTTTTTGTGATCAGAATTTTGATGAAATGTTTTCCTTAAATGGAAGCAGACATCCGAAAATACTAAAGCTATTTTTATCGGGTAAGATATCTTTAGAGACTTTAGTAATATTAAATGCAATATTGAACTTTGGAAAGAAGTTTGATTCTAATTTAATTGATCCTGTGTGGGAGTTAACCTCATTTAGAATGAAGAAATATTCGCCATTTCTAAATATTGATGTATCTAAATTTAAGGATATATTAAAGTTAGTTGTGGTAAATCAATGAGTTTTTTTGAATCCGATATCGTAATAAACGATTTAAATGAAATTGAAGATCTTCAAAGACAAGCATATCAAAATGCTTATAAGTTTTCGTTCATGGATAGAGACGAAAAACTTGAGCATATAGATCTTCTAAGGTCTCTAATAGAGAAGCAGAAACTTCTTTATGTTAGATTGAGTTTGTCTGAAGATCCAGAAGCAAAACATCTTCAAAAAAGAATTGAAGACTCTGTTGTTATGATGGGTATGTCAGAAGATGGTTCTGATATTTACGCTGCTTTTGATGCCATGACAGCAACCGTGGATTCTTTAAAAGAGGACATGGACCGGGCTTGACATCCCTTTTTGCTTCCTGTAAAATAAAGTCGTCCCAAAGGCCAAATCAAATTTAAAAAGAGGTAATCTAATGTCTTTCGCAAATCTTAAAAAGCAATCTTCTCTTGGTTCTCTCACCGCAAAACTGGTAAAAGAGGTGGAGAAAGCAAACACAAGCACAGGAGCAGATGAGCGTTTCTGGAAACCAGAAATGGATAAGACTGGAAATGGTTTTGCAATCGTCCGTTTCCTTCCAGCAGTAGAAGGTGAAGAACTCCCTTGGGCAAAGATGTATTCTCATGCCTTCCAAGGTCCTGGTGGTTGGTATATTGAGAACTCCCTGACCACTATCGGTCAGAAAGATCCTGTTTCTGAGCACAACCGTGAACTCTGGAACAGTGGTAATGAAAAAGATAAGGAGACTGTTCGTAAGCAGAAGCGTAAACTCTCCTATTACTCCAACATTTATGTTGTAAAGGATCCCGCAAATCCTCAAAACGAAGGTAAAGTTTTTCTGTTTAAGTATGGTAAGAAGATCTTTGATAAGATCATGGAAGCAATGCAACCTGAGTTTGAAGACGAAACTCCTATCAATCCTTTCGACTTCTGGCAAGGTGCTAACTTCAAGATCAAAATCGTCAAGAAGGATGGTTACTGGAACTACGACAAGTCGGAATTCGATCGAATCGCACCACTCCTGGATGATGACGATGCTTTGGAAGCCGTCTGGAAGAAGCAATATTCTCTAGATGCTCTTTCCGCAGCAGATCAGTTCAAGTCTTATGAAGATCTTGAGAAGCGTCTGAAGTATGTTCTGGGTCAGAAGACTGCTGCTCGCCCTCGCATTGACGAAGAAGTTGATGATGAGGATAACGATCGCGGTTCCTACACTCCTAACTTTAATTCGCGTCGTGAGGAGAGTGAACTTCCTGAAACTCTCAGTAAGCAACTCAACAATCTTTCTTCAAATTCTGATGAAGATGAAGACGATGCAATCTCGTATTTCCAGAAACTGGTTGACGATTGATCAATTATAAAGGCGAATATTATCGCCTCTCTGTAAGGTTTGGGACACATACTGTTCCGAACCTTTTTTGTATGTCATTATTTCATCAAGGTCATTGAATATGATATTCAAATATTGGGGTTTTAGTACAAATATATTTCTTTTTTCATTTTCAATTCTTTCTTCATATTCATAATTTGTTATTGGATTTACTAAGTCATTAAAAGAAACTTCTACCGTACTTGAGATTTGTGGTTCATAATACTCATACGAATATGTCACATCTCCATTATCATTTTCCTTTCTAATAAAACCACCTCCAGTTTGCCACTCATTAGATATTCTTAATCCAGACTTTATTAAAGTTTTTCCGGAACTATTAGTAACTTCTTTAGTTTCATAATGATGAATTCCATTATAAAAGACTTCATAATTCCCATATTTTTCTAACATCACATTTTCAAAACTTCTCTGAGTAAGAGGCCATTCAGACTGTACATTTAATATATTATTTGAAAGTAAAATAACCCAGTCTAAAGTTTCATCATCATAAAATTTGAATGCAATGTTATCAGGTCTTTCATCTCCAATGATTGTATATTTGGTAAAGAAGAGTATGTTATCAGCAATATCTGGTCTTAGTTTTGCTCTTCTGAATAAGTTTTTTGTTTCTGTATATTTGGATATGTTTTCGACACTAGAACTTCTAGTTACATAATCAAAGTTTGGTAGTTGTCTGAAATAAGGTGTTGCCATTTTTAGTATCCCATGCTGTCTAGAACATTGCCTTCATCATAGTCTTCTCTGTAGATGGGTTCTAATTCGTTAAAAGACATGCTTATGTTATAAGATGTCATAGAACCATCATCATTGTATGTCATATAACTTCCGTCTGGAGTATAATCCACATTAAATGATGTCAATGCACAAGGTTTTATCTTATTTAAGAATGGATGTTGGTCATTAGTTTTTCCGTATATGTACTTTAATTCAAAAACACTAGGAGTTTTTAAGAACAAACCACTTTTGGATTTGACAGCAGCCATTGCTTTTTTGAAAAATCTTATTATCAGTTTTATTTCTCTGGACTCTGTATCATCTCTTGGTATTAGTTTGTAACTATAGTTAAAAGACCTTAAGTTTGGTCCAGTAAAAAGAAGTTCTAAATTTGGGTTTACAACAACTCCACCTTGTCTAGTTGTAAGGTTTGCCCCAACAGCTTGTCCTGCAAAATAATATTTTATAAAATTCAAAAGTTGGGCGTCACTTGTAACCTTGTTTACTATATCAAAACCTTCTTCAACAAGAGTTTTTGCTGCATTTCCTAAGTCTCCAGCACTTTGAGAATTTGCTATGTTTCCTATGGCATTGGCAGCAACCATTCCTAGTGCTCCTTGGATAGGATTTAAGCTATCATCTCCCCATCCAACACTATTGGAATCTGATATTCCAGGATGCATTGGCAAAATTACTGTAGATCCTCTTTTTGTCAATCTTTCTTTTGCTGGAGTTGCTGTAATAGAACTTGAACGTGCATCAGAAATACCTGGAGGAACATACTCAAGTTCTGTTATTGAAAAATAATCAAATTTATTTTTTTCCGAATTTGAAACTGGATATATAAGAATACCTCCTTCTTTGCTTGTGATTCCGGAACGACTTAATTCTTCTGCTGCTGTTGCAGTAGACAATGCAGCCTCGGTATTTCCTTCAGAACCGAAATCTGAACCTGCTGCAGGAGATTGTTGAATAGATGAATCGGTAGAAGGTGAAGAAAATGAACCGGCTTCATTATATCTTTTTATTGTATCTGTCCCTTGATTGCTTATAATTCTTCGAGTAATACCTTGTAAACCTTTTGCTTCACTAAAAAGATACTCGGAGAATGTCTGTCCATTGGACAATTTCAAATTTGCAGAATCTGTAAATGGAATATATGCTTTGGAAGAATTATTCCAAACACCTGCTTCAACATCAGTTTGAGTTTCTTTATTAGTTAGACTTACTTTTGGTGGTGGCGGTATGGGTTCATTTCCATTAGTTTCAATTTTTACTATTTCCCCATTCAAATATGAGGTATCTATCTTTGCCATTAGATATTTTTCTAACTATTTATTATCTAATTCCCAGTTCATCTTCTGTGATAATTTTAAATTCAATAAGTCTATCATCACACCATTCTTTTGCTGCTTTCCACTTCGCTTGATTCACCGCATAAGTCTTTGTCTCGTAAATAAAGTTTTTAGTAACTTTAGATTTTTTAACTGGTGGTAGGGTTTGTTTTTTTGGTTTAACTTCTATTAAGTAAGTTTTATTTTTTCCATTAGATTCTTTTACCTGAATAATAAAGTCTGGATAATATCTATGGACTTTGTTATCTATTGGAGAAACATATGGGATGAAAAACTCTTCAGAACCCCAAGAGATTACATTTTCATTTAAGTCACACCATCTACAAAACTTTCTTTCCCAACTACTTCTACAGATTATATTATTATAGTTTCCCTTATATTTTTCTGGATTAGAAGGTTTATATTTTGATTTTAAACTTTCTGCCATAACTCTACTACATAATATATAAGGTCAATGTATTTATAAATGGGAGCACCAGGAAGTCCAAGTTATTATTCTTTAAGTGATCTAAAAACTAAATTTCTTAACATAGCACAAACTTCAATTTACCATGTTAGGTTTGAAGTTCCGCCTGCTGTCTCTTCTTTTATTTCTCAGCGTGGAGTTACTAGAGAAAATGTTTCTGATATAGAACTATTATGTTCTGATGCAACTTTACCTGGAACATCTCTAGCTACTCATGAAGCAACCAATGACTATCATGGTGTGACTGAGAAGATGGCTTATCGTAGAATATATGATGAGACTCTTGATCTTTCATTTTATGTTGATAGAAATTATGATGCAATAGAATTCTTTGATAGTTGGATCGATTATGCTTCTGGTTTGGGAAGCACTTTTTCTAGGAGTGATTATCAAGAAGCAGATACTCCTTATAGAATGAATTATCCTTCAAAATATAAGTGCAATATGTATTTGGTAAAGTACGAAAAAGATATTGGGAGTTATCTAGAATATACTTTTGTTAAAGCATTTCCAATAACAGTAACATCAACACCAGTTACTTATCAACAAAGCGAACTTTTAAAATATGATGTATCATTTTCTTACATTAGATATGTTAGAGAAAGAAAATTTGCTTCTTCTCCTAGACCAAAAGAAGACCCAAGAGCACCTGGAGCTGTAGAATTAAATTCTAAGAGTTTTAACAGCAAGAGTTTCTTTGATCCTAGTAGCGTTGAAAAAATTATTAATACAAGGTTTCCAGAATATTATAATAATGGTATAGATGGTAGGAATTTTAATCAGCAGCAAGGACCTGGAGACAGACTCCAAGATGCTACAAATTTCTCAAGAGATATTGCATAATAAATATCATTACTGAACCACTTATAGGACATTATGCCTTTACCCACAATTGCGACTCCATCATATGAACTTGAGTTGCCATCGACTGGAAAAACAATTAAGTATAGACCATTTCTAGTTAA